ATATACGTAAGAAATTTATTGTACATGAGTATTGGGGTAACTATGATCTTAATGATGATGGTATTGCTGAACCTATTGTTATTGCTTGGGTTGGTGATGTTATTATTCGGGAAGAAGATAATCCTCTACCGGGTCAAGAGATACCATTTGAAAAAGCAGTATATAAGAAAGTACCTGGTTCAATTTGGGGTAAAGCATTAGCTGCTAAGACTGGTAAACGTCAACACATAGATTCAGTACTTCATAGAGGTATCTTTGATGATATGAAGCTAGCTAATAATGGTCAGACTGGAACTAAGAAAGGCTTCACTGATGAGGCTAACCTTAAGAAGATGAAACAAGGTAAAGACTTTGAATACAATACTAATATGGCAGAGGTATATCAGGATCAATATAGAGGTCTTAATGGATCAGTATTTACTGTACTAGATAGAAACACTCAATCAGCAGAAAGTTCTGTAGGTGTAAGCCTTATGAATCATGGAGCTGGAGGCAATGCTCTAGGTTCTAGTGCTGCAGCAGTAAATGCTACAACTACTTCATCTGCTAAGAGAGAGATGCACATTACTCAAGGTATAGCTGAAGATTGTCTAATTCCTATGCTTAAGAAGTTTAGTACATATAATGCTGAATTCTTAAGTCCTGAAGAAGTAATGGCTATTACTGATAAACCTTATGTAGAGTCTAAGAATGGTAAGCAGTTTGATATTAAGCTTACGTTAGAGTCTGCAGAGACTAGAGCTGCTAAAGCACAGTCTACTGGATTTGTATTACAAACTATGGGACCTAACATGCCTCAAGCATCCCAGCAGAAACTACTAGCTAGGTATATGAAGCTTATAGGTGAACCAGATATTGCGTTTGCTATTGAAAACCCTGAACCAGATCCTGCTCAAGAACAAGCTCAAGCGTTTGCTGAACAAATGCAGATGCTAGAGATGGAAAAACTTAAAGCACAAATTGCTAATGAACAAGCAAAAGGTGAAGAGAATAGAGTTGATATTGAACTTAAGAGAGCTAAGACTAGAGAGATCATGAGTAATTCAGATCTTAAAGATCTTGACTACCTTGAGAAGGAACAAGGTATCCCTCATCAAAGAGAGATGGAGAAGCAAGGACAACAAGTTGATAAAGAGCTTACAAAGCAACAAATGGCGGATCAAGCTAGATTAGACGCTGTAAAAAGTAAAGTCGGAGCGTAGTAATGACTACCTTAGATCAAGAGCTATTAGACGTAGCCCTCACAGGGCTTACTAACCAGAAGGTAATAGTAGACAATACTTCTAAAACTGTTAAAACATTAGATAGTTCATTGTCTAAATTAACGGCTAAAACGGCTAAAGATCTAGCTGGTTTAGGCAGTAAGTTAGACGCTGTACAGGCTGAAATGCAGTCTACAGTAATTTCTGAGATGTCTAAGATACCTATACCTAAAGATGGTGTAGACGGTAAATCTATTACTGGTCCTAAGGGTGATACTGGTGCGTCTATAATAGGCCCAGTTGGTCCCAGTGGTAAAGATGGAAAGAGTATTGTAGGTAAGCAGGGTATCCCAGGTAAATCCGTAAAGGGTGAAGCTGGTAAAGATGGTAAAGATGGTAAATCTATTAAAGGTGATAAAGGTAAGGCTGGAGCTACTGGTGTAGGTATTAAAGATATCACAGCTACTGAAGATAAGCTAAAGATCAAACTCACAGATGGTGAAGTCAAAGAAGTGGTTATACCTAAGTGGACTGCACCTGCTACTGGAGTATTTGGACCTACAACTACTAATCCTGAGATATCTACTCTACGTAACCTAGCTGATACAAATACTAATAATGCTAGTGAAGGTGATGTACTAAGTTTTGTAGGTGGTAAATGGACTAGTACTTCTAATACTTCTAGTACTGGCGGTAATGGTAATGGTAATGGTAATGGTGGTATTGACATAACTCTAAGAAGACGTACTGAGATTGAGAGTATGTTTAAAGTAGCACAATCTACAGCATATAAAGAGCTAACATATACAGGATCTAATATTACTAATATAGATGTTTATACTGCAAATGATAAGCTTGTAAAGTTATTCTCTAAAGTAATAGGGTATAATAACGGTAATATAAGTACAGTTTCCATTACTGATGAAGTAAATGGTGGAACACTAAATAGAGTTATTGTTTACGTAGAGGGTAATATATCTAACGTAACTTCTACTTACACGGAGGGTATCTAATGGCATACATAATTGACTATAAAACTCAATACACATCAAGTGCAGATGATTCAGGATTTACTATAGAAGAACCGCCACTATCAAATGTTAAAGCTGGAGACTTACTGGTAATGGCATGGGGAGCTAACACAGATGCAGAAGTTCAACTGCTTGATGGATTTAATCTTGCTACACACATAACATCAAATGAAACTATAACTTCAACAAGTTTTACAGTTGGTGCTTTAAATATGTTCTTTCAAGATGGTGATGTACTACAAATAGGTGATGAAAAGATACTAATAACAAGTGGAGCTGGTGATAGGACATTTAATGTTCAAAGAGCATACGATGGTACAACAGCAGTAGCACATAGTGACAACGAAAATATATGGAAGATAGATGATGCAGGTGGAATAGGTGGAGCAGACTGGAAGCCAGTACCTCATGGATGTTCAACAATGGATGTGTGTGAAGCTAAGATGTACTATAAGTTTGCAGAAGTTGATGGGGAACAAGTATCGACATGGACTTGTCCTGTAGTAGGAACACACATGTATGTGTTTACAGCAGCAATCAGGGGAGTACATCCAACAGACCCATTTATAGATGCAGGTACTTCATACTATACAGCTGGTGCAAATACACAAGTATCATATCCTGATTTAGTAGCAACATCAGAAGACCAGTTGGCATTGTATGTAGGTAGCTCAGATGCTGATACAATAACAACTGGTTCTCATGGTAGAGCAGGATTATATTTAGCAACAGATGTTAAAATGTATCAAGGTATATCAAGTGGAGTTGGCTCAATGGGAGCATTTGAAGATACAGTACCAAGTGACCAAACAGCAGCGATAGGTGTATTGTTTAGAGATGACCCAGCCAATGCGATAATACCTCTACAAATAACACCATCAAATTCATTAGTAAAAATAGATGCTGACAATACAAGTGATGATACTTGGATGGAAGCAATATACGCAAGTGGAATAGACCCAAAGACTGGGATAGCAAGAGTTAATCAAATGCCTAATTTAGAGATGATAGCTACAACTTCACAATGGGTATTCAGAATTGATAACGGTGGTACAGACTGGCTAGATAATGGAGTCATAGGGGAAACTGTAACCTTTGGAGATGGAAGCACAGGTAAACTAGGCTGGATTAGAAGATATTCAACGAGTACAGGTGGTAGAGGATACCTAATGGTGTATGACTACAATGGAGGACTACAAGCAAATAATTCTACTGTAGTTGGTTCTACGAGTACAGCAAGTGCTTTAATATACAGTACAGGTACAAGTTATCAGAGTGCTGTAACCAACTATGTCAAGTCAGACATAAAACTAAATATATACGAAACACTTAAGATTAGTGGATGTACAGGAATAGGGATTAGTGATGGTGTATACTTTGTGAAAGCCCATGATGTAATGGATAGTAAAACTGAGGGGTACTGGTATCAACTAGTGACACATGCTGAGAGAAGAGAAGATGGAGTGGTTCAGACATTCTCAGTAGGTACAGCAAGTCCAACATTAGCACCTTATCACATGGTAGATAGAAGCTTTACTTACACTGAGGGCGACACTAATTTAATAACAAGAGGTACAACAGGTAATCAAGCTGGGTGGAAGGCAAACTACTTAGGCTCATTTAAGTCGTGGGTTACACCGATAGACTATTCAAGTGAAGCACTGGCAATATGGTCAAGACACTATAATGATAATGTAGGAAAGACATACTTTTGTGCGATTGATAGCTCAAATAACTGGAAGATATGGATTATAAACAATAAGACAGCAGCAGGGTTCCAATATGCTTCACCAGAGTTTAGAACATTTGATTTAAATTCTACTGATACTCCAAAGTACCAAACACCAAGCTTCAATAGTAATGCAATAAAATATATTGGGTTTATGCTAGAAGCTACAAGTGACATAAGTAGAGATACTATGTATACGTACGACCAATATACACTAGACTTACAGACAGTAAGAGGTGGAGGTGAAAGTTTTGGTGTGCCCCTTCTTGATATAGAGAAGCTCTTAGCAGTTGAAGAAACACTAAACGGACAGAGCTTTACAGAGGGGCTAAAAGCATACATACCAACAATGCTTGTAGCATCAAAAACTATAAGATTTTCTTGTTACATGGGTTCATCAAACCAAGCACTAGGATTTCTACCACAAGCAGATGGTAT